GCTTAAAAAAGCTGTCCCGGAATTGCTTCATTGTGACCGGATCATAAACTGTAACAGTCGTAGTTTTTCCATCTTTATCTTTTTGCTGCTCTTTATGGGATGGAAAGACAGTGTTATACCATGCTGCCACATCTGCATTTAAAATGTCATAAAGGGCATCATATGCCACTACATCTCGGTATTTTCTGTCAGCAGTCGGCGTATCGGAATAACCTTTGAATCTTCCTATCAAAAAGGGTTGATCTGTGTGCCCGTCAATTATCATCCTGATGGTCATCCATCTCCCTTTCATTGGAAGAAAAATATTTGATACCTTGAATTTTACAGATCCGGCTTCGACAGCACCAAAAGTCAATTCAGACTGTGAACACAGGCTTTCTGTTAATTCAAACTCTTCCTCATGAAATTCTGTATTTGTGATATGGATTTTCCCATCATCGGAAATAATTTCAAGCTGGACATCAACGCTATTCTGTTTAAATAAATCAGCATATTTAAAATCAATCATCCAATTACACCTCCATATCCGATAAATGCCAGCCGGAATGATCCATACTGGACTGTCCATTCATCTGCATAATCTATCTGATACTCCACGTCGGGCATATAGCAGTACATCGTTACATAATTACCGATTTCTGGCATCCATGCGGTAACAAGCGATTTCTTTTCGATTGCATGGGAATATTGGGATCTGATGTTATCCATCAGTGCACGCAATGCTTTCTCATCTATATCTCCCGGCGTTTCCCATTCTGTTTTAATTGAGACATTGCTCAATGCCTCCCGGTGCAATACTCCGTTCGCATCCCGGTAAGAATCAAGATCCTGTCCCTTGATCCCACATTTATACTTCTTTGCCTCTATATACCGGAAAGGAACTGTGTAATTGCCTACTTTTATTAAAAATCCGCTGTATGCCATTTATACGCTCCTCTCCTAAAAGTCAAATGCCGGACTTCCGGTTCTCCGGTAATAGTCGTTTGCCTCTTCCTTTACAATTTTGAAAATCTTTCCTTCGTCCGCTACGATCCGCACCGTCTGCACGCCTTTCATCTCACTTGCAATCATTTCTGCAAGCGGCTTCATGTAAGACAGGTTATTTTCGAGCGGAAGTACTGCTTCGCGTCCTGCTTCTCCGATGTTTGCGAGAGTGCTGCCGGTTGTGATACCGCCGTTGGCAAGACGTGGGAGATTTACATTTGGAATTGTCGGGATGCTAGGATGCCATGAGCCTCCTCCTAAGAAATCCGGAACATCAAAACCGATACTATTAAATCCGTTCGTTAATGTGTTAATTCCATCAATGATTTTATTTACCATTGTTTCTATAATTTTTATAATTCCATTTGCTCCATCTTTAACGAAATCTCTTGCAGCATTCCATGCCCCCTTCCAATCTCCATTAATAAGTGCTGTGACAATTTTTATAAGATTTTCTGCATTTTTCAGCACGAAACTAATGCAATCTAAAATGATATCAACTGCTGCTGAAACAAATCCACTTACTTTTTTTGCAATGTCAGATACTTTCGGTGCAAGAGTATTCATTAGCCATATGATGAGAGGCTTTAACACTACTTCCCATAAAGTTTTTATCAAATCTATGACCGCCCCTAATAATCCCATCAAATTGTCTATAACAGGTTTTAGATGCTGTTCATACGTTTCAGTTACTAATTTCGCAATATAATTCAGTACTGGTTGAATATATTCATCCCATAACTTCAACGCTTCTGCCATTATCTCTGATAATCCGTCTCTTACGGAATCGAAAAAAGGTTTTAAATGCTCATCATATAAAGCTGTAAGTCCATCTGTTATTTGTCTTACAATATCACTCAGAACACCTGTTATCTGCTGGATAAATCCAAGTAGATTATTCAAAGTGTTCTTAATACTCTCGCTATTATCTGAAATTGGCGTTACGAGAATATCTAACATGTCTCTGACAAACTTTAAAGCAGTTTCCGTAATAAAAGAAAATGCATCAGCAAATATCTGTATTAGATCCGCCGTAATTTGCTGTCCATTTTCATCTCCAAATACAGAAAAAATATCTGCAATTGTTTCAAATGCTTCAGCTATGAGTGTTGTAATGTCGGATGATATATTAAAACAATTAATCAAAAACTGTTTTATTCTTCCAGAGTTTTCTTCAAGATAGCTATTTAATCCCCCTAAAAAGTTTTCTGCAATAGTTGTTCCAATACTGATTACAGACGCACTAATACTGCCAAGAGACGTTACAACGGTCTGTGCAAAATTATCTGCTGCGCTCAATACACTTTTGTCAGCAAAAATATCAACAAGCGATTTTCTTATACCCTCTAAACTTTTTTTAATGTTTTCAACCTGTGAGTCAACATCTAAATTATTCCAAGAAGTTTGAAACCCATTAATAAAATCATCTTTTAACTTTTTAAGATAGTCGAAAAACTTCTTATACTTACCTTCAAGCTGATCTATAACACTCTCCTGAGTTGACGTATCAAATGGTTTTATTTCCGTTCCACCGGTGCCACCAGATCCACCAGACCCACTGCCAGACGTCTGATTTTTCGATATAACATTCAATTCATCAAAGGAAGCAAGCGCGCCTTTTGCCTTCTTTGCAGCGTTCGATACAGAGTTTGCATAGTCATCCATAGAATCTGCTGCATCAGAATATCCATCAGCAACATCTTCCGCAGCCGACGCCGTTGTACTCATCTGCTGCATTTGAATGCCAAATATTTTTGACATAATCGCACTGATTGTATTTGCAACATTAATAAGGGCAGCAACAATTTTATTTAAAAATTGGACAACCGGTGTTAATACTGTAATCAGTCCATTTCCAATGATACCCATGAATTCTTTCCACTGTTCAGACAAAATTCTTGTCTGATTCGCCCATGAATCCTGCGTATCTATAAAATCATCACCTATATAGGATAACTGGCTCATAACATACTGATAACGAAGCATTACTTTCTCTGACTGTGACATTGCAGAATACGATTTTGTTATTCCCTGTTCAAGTGCAAACTGTTTCAAGTTTACCTCGGTCATGACAACGCCATACTGCTTGAGAGTTTCTGTTTCCCCTGTATATATGGATTTCAAGGCAATACTTGCCAGATCCTGTGATACATTGAAAAAGGATGCCATATTAGCAGTCAACTTTGTGAGTTCCAGAGCCATATTCTTAGCATCCTCAGAACTCGTAAGCATTGACTTTCCCATACTCATAAAAGTTGATCCAGTCTGATATGCCATTAATCTACTCATTCCAAGGTTCTTGATAGCAGATTCTGCCAATGCATCCATTTCACCGCGCATATTACCAAATGCTTTATTCACAACGTTGTCAACTTCTGTTAAGTCAGATGCAAGTTCAATCGCTTCTTTTCCGAATCTTATAAATGCAGTAGCTGATATAGCAAGTCCTAATGTTTTTGCAATTCTTCCAATACTAGACACAATAGAGTTTATTCCTGCGTTGAACTCATTTGTGTTAATTCTTGTATTGATTCTGATTTCTCCATCATACCCACCAGCCATATGCAATCCTCACTCCCTAAACTAATCCCAGTTCCTTTTCTGCTTTCTTCTTTGCTCTGATCTCTGCCATCATCTGATCGTATTCCTCAATCTTTGCTTTTTCATCCTCGGTATACTCTTTCTTTTCTTCCGGCTGTTCTAAGGCATACATTTCCTGTGCTTCCTTAATCGCCTGTCTCTCTTCCTTTCCCATCTTGGATGTGATTTTCTTCCTGCGGATTTCTATAACCTGTTGGAATGATGACTGCTTATAAGGCATGTTCCAGAGCAGACCATTGAACATCCACCAGTGCATATCATCCAAGGAGAGATCGATCCCATATATCTGCCGGAAATCTGCATAGATACGCCACTGGTCAATGTCGTAATCTACCAGCCTGCGGTTATCCTTTGATGATCCCGGCTTGTCATGAAACCAGCCATTTAGAAACCACTCCACACACTGGCGAAGATCATCCCCGTCCGGGTGCTCCCGTTCATCGAACAGCAGATAGATCAGTGCATCACTCTTCTCATACTCATTCAATTCTTTGTCATACTGCACAAGGAATACCTGTATGCCGATACGAAATGATGTATTAACCTTGTAACCGTTCCATTCCTCAGGCAGCGGATCAAGCATGACGTTAATCATGCCTGTGCTCCTTTTCTGCCGGAGTTATAGCGTTTTCTGGTCATCTCGTAACGCTTGCCGAAGAGCTTATTCATGACTGGGATGATCTTCTCGACAAATTCCACCAGTGACGTCTCATCCGGCGTGAAATCTCCATACACGTTTTTTACTGTGTCTTCCCCGAACAGACCGTCGATCTCTGCTGCAATCTGTTTCAGGTACTTCACCCGGATTCTGTTTGCCTGTAAAACCGACTCAACATCAACGTTGTCAGAATCTACCTCATCCTGTGCATGTTCTTTCTTCCATGCTGCCGCCTCTTTCTCACAGTTCTCGGAGATTCTTTCCAGTTTGTTGATGACCTGTCCGAATCGCTCGGCTGTGTCGGCATCTGCGACATTGATGCTCAACACGGTAATGACATCCCCGTCCTCATTTTTAATTGCAATTTTTCTGACACCACTGTCTAATACTAATTCTTCCATAAATTACCACCCTTTCAGAAATCGGGCAGGACTGAAAGGAACCCACCCGATTATGCTAATTTTTGATTAACACCGTTTATTATTTTCCTGATGTACCGGACGCTTTCGCCGCCCATGTAAATGTGCCATCACCGGCGATCGTGATCGTTCCAAGTTCTACCGCACCATTTCCGTTGATCTGAATCGAAGATGTCAGCGTATCGCCGCCGGAGCCGCCTGTGCTTGACGGGCATACCGTAACCGGGACGCGGATGCAATCGCCTGTATTTTTTGTAATGTCTGTTTTGTAATATCTGTAATAATATGTCTCACACTGCTTTCCAGTCGGGAACATTTTGAACATCGTGTCGATTGCAGTCTGCATATCATCAGACATGTAATCACGCTCCGGTGTTGTCGAAAACTCATATCCCTTTACCGTGTTATTTGCGTTTTTCATGTTGACGTACTGGGTTGACTCTGTATTCGGTCCCCAGTCCTCTGTGATCTCTTTGTAGCCATCGCCCATCTCTACGATCTTGGCTGTGCTGCCGATGAGAGTACCAATATCAAGTAATGACACCATGTTGGTACGATCTTCTGCAAAAAACTGTAAGTTCGTTTTCATGTATCTTCCTCCTGTTATTTTTTATAAAAATACTTCAGCTGTATATTAATGGCATACACAACCGTTTTTTCATCCTGCTCGCCACCATATACCGGGGATGTCCTCGTAATTGACTGTAATGTCAGATGTGGATCTTTAAACTCAATTCCGCTCTCTTCCATCCATGCCGCAAGATTATTCAACATCTCCTGTGCTTCAATACTCGCCCTGTTGGTAGTCGGTGAACACTTATAAAGTATCTGAAAAGGCATCTGCGCCACATAGCTGCCACTGACATACTTTTTCAGATATACCGCCCCCTGTATGGGGAATAATCCAATGGATCTATCCGTCTTGATGGAGTTCCATCTTATCGTCGTATTGTCAGCCTTAAACAGATTTGGATAGTCCGGGTATGCCAGAGCAAGTGCAAGAATGCCTTTCTGTGCGTTCTCTGCATCCCGGATGGTAAGTTTTTCTGGTTCTGCCATTTATACGCCTCCTACTTCAAAATGAGGTAAAATATCCTCGTATTTATCAATCGTTGTTACCTTGTAGCAATCGTCACAGTGATCGAGCAGCCATTGATAGGCATCATTTTTCGGCAGTATTGTACCCGTATGATCCCCCTTGATAAAGAAATCCTGTGCCGGATTAAATGTCAAAAAGTACTGCTTGCATTTGTTCGGCATGTTTTCCCACTCTTTCGGGGGAAGGTATGGTTTGGCAATATTGCCAAAATCAACATACAGTTTCACTGCATCCGCGCTGTCCATGCCGCTCTTGGAGACATTTGCTCCCTTGGTTTCCACAAGGTCTACACCCTCGAGCAGGGTCGGATAATATGTTTCCTCTTCGGTTTCCACGTTGAATGAGCGATTGAAAAGGGTAACTGTCTTATTATCAAAGAATCCCATCATTCATACCCCGTATATAATAATCCGGTGCCGGACAGGTATTCGCATACCGTGTCATAACACAACCGGTTCTGCGCTACCTTATCCCCAAGCACCTTATCAATCAGTGTCTCATTAGTTCCGAAGCTGATAGACCGTCCACCGGAGGACATTGACTTCACATTTCCGCCCTTTTCGTCACTGGCGTGACTGGTCTTGAAATCTATCTGGTAGAGCAGATCAGCCAATGCACAGGTGGCTTTCTGGATTTTCTCGTCAAATTCTTCCTTGGCAGCATCATCAATATGCCCGTAGGTCAACTGATTCAACTTGTCAGATGCACGATCTTCCCACTTGGGGAAAAGGGATTCCTCGATAGAATCCCCATAATATTTTTCTTTGTAGAAGTCATATGTGGTGTATCCCATCAGAGATCCCCCTCTCTCTTACCCCCTGGTAATGATCTGCGCAATGTTGATCGCTCTTGCCGGGAAGTAATCCGGTTTATCAGAAGAGTTGTTCTGCGCAATTTCCCAGTTTGTTCCTGCCTCTAACTGTGCACCGGTCGGAGAGATCACGCCTGTGTTCTTCCACGAAATACCGTATGGAGCAAATACTTTTCTCTGTCTGGTATACAATGTTGTCTCTCCACCGTTCTTCGCCGGATTACGATCCATTTCAGATGCAACCTTTACACCACAGTTTGTGTACTCGATTGCTCCGTTGCCAAGAACATAGGTGGTGTATTTTGTATATCCATCCCCCGCACCCTTAGAAGATTCTGCAACTTCCACAGCCGGCATCGTATCGTCAATAAGTACGATCCTGCCGTTTAAGGTAGCAAGCCCCAGATCACGTTCGATACCATCGGCATCTGTATATTTCATGTAATCCAGCAGCTTAAGATTCTCCAGATTTGTAGCGACCACAGAATGCATGATTGCAAGAGAGAAGTTTGCTTTTCTGTCTCCGAGTGCTTTCTGCATTGCATTGTTAAGGGTTGTAGGTCCGAAAGTATTTTCTGTTTCTGCAGTAATATCGTAGGTGTGCGCATCTACGAACTTCTTACCCTCTCCGGTACTCATAGAGAACACACCTTTAAGGGTGCTAAGAAGCGTATCCTGATCTACATCATCCCAGAACTCTGCGACCTCTCCGGCTGCTGCGGAATAATCATCCCCCGAAATATCAGATACAAAATCTTTCTCTGTCCATCCCTGCGCCCTGCCGACAACGATACGCCCCATAGTGTAATTGCCGCGCTCTTCTGCTGTAATGTCTGTCTTGCCGTCATAATTTACGGTCTTGCCAGATAAACGCGCCTTAATCAGAGTTGTGATAAAGTTACCGCCCTTCTGGTCTGGCAATAAAGATGCATACTCGCCACGCTCTACGATCGCGCTGCAATGAAGCAGCTCATTTAAACGCAGATTCGGAGTCTCGCGCACTGCCGCATCAAATACTTCACCATTGAAATTTACCAAATCAAATAATGCCATGTGTTATTTCTCCTTCTTTCTGTTCAGATATGGCGTAATGTCCATATCCGGGTTTTTGTTTTTGAGTTTCATAAGTTCAGCCATAGAAAGTTTTGCCCCATCCGGCTGATTAATTGGATTTCCAACAATCTGGCTGCGGTTCTGCTGCGCCTGGAATGTCTTATCATCAATGAAAATGTCCGGCTTATAATTGCCTTTATCATCCTTGACAATGGCGTCAAACAGATCTGAAATACTTTTTCCGCGTGCTTCATCAGAGTTAAGTTTGTCGACCAGCTGCGCTTTGATCGCGTCTGCCGTGATAGCATTAACAAAATGCTTATCAGCAAAGAAATCTGTTACAAGACCATCAAGCCTTGCCCTTTCGTCTTTCTCTGCACGCTCCTTACGTTCTGCTTCCAGTGTGGTCGTCAGTTCTGCAATCTTCTGATTCAGTGCATCTGCATCCGGTGCGGAATCTCTCATAGTCTGTAATTCCTTTTCAAGAGTTTCCTGCTTTCCTACAAGTTCCTTATTTTTTTCTTCGAGTTCCTGCGTTTTGGAAAGTTCCTTGTCCAATTCCTGCTTAGAATATAATTCCTCGCCCATACTCTTTTTGATGGATTCTTTCTGCTCAACTGTCAGTGACAGACCAATCTTCTCCAATTCGCTGATTACTTTTACCATGTTCCTTACCTCTTTCTTTCCAAGTTTTTACTCCGGTCAGTCCGGCTCGAATGAGTTGCTATTTACTCCATAGCTGGCAATCGGGAAAGCGGGATTCGAACCCACATCTTTTGTTTTTATTCTTCCTGTTGAACTATTTCCCAAAAACAAAAAAGAGCCAACCTCTTAGATTTTTCTAAGAAGTCAGCTCCTTTTAGCTGTTGCACATAGCCATTTCTATGCGCCAATTATCAAATTTTCTTTTTTCTCACCTCATATACCTTGATTCCATCTTTAGAAGCATGGATCTCTACCGAATTTCCTTTTTTCAACGACTCCACCATCTGTTTCTTCTTTTCATCTATCATTTTCTCTATGTTCTCCATATCTTTTACCTCATGTCTAATTGTATCATGAGATTGAAAAAGATTTGTGCCATTTTTTAAGCGCACAAAAAGCACCTGTATTTCAAGGTGCCATGTGCTGTATTACATGAAAGGAGGCTCAGAATGAATAGGCGAAACCCATCTGGCAATATTATAATAACTCATATTGGAATATAATTTGTGCCAAAATAAAAGAATGATATATTGCTTCTAAATATCAAGTCTGCCCTCTCTGATCGCTGCACAAAGCATAGATAATGATTCTGTATAACCCATTACTTTTTGCTTATCTGCTTCGGATGCATCTGATTGCATAAAAGCTTTTACTTCCTCTTCTACCTCGAAATATTCTTCTTTTGTGTATTTTTTCTCGTGCATTTTTGCAATCAATTTATCCGCTTCGCTTGAATTTTCAGTAATCATATATTTTTTATTATACTCTTCTATTTTTTTTATAAGACCTTTAATGTCCGCCATTTCTACCACCTTTCAGCCTTTCAACAAATCCCATAACCTCATTATAATCTTCAAATGAAGCTCTGGCTTGTCTTAGACATTCATCTACCCTATTTTCCAACCATTGATACCGTTCTGGAAGTGGAACGTTAAATATTTCCTTTGCAAACTCCATATCTGTTCCAAATAAAAAACTTTCATTCAGTGTCTGCAAGACTATCGTTTTATCTTCGTAAGCCGGCAAATTTATAATATTCTTTTCCGTGCATATTTGCTGCTTAAGCCATTCAACTGTTGCCTCTTCGATATACTCGTTTGCACTATATACCTCTGGTTTATAATAGCTTGCAGAACAAGAATGGAGCATCTCGTGCCACACTACCCCATCATCAACCGTATCCACAAGTGAAATATCGCATGACCATTCCTTTCTCCCTAGCGTTTGCTCCTCTATCAGCGTGTTATCAACTTTTATATTTCCACTCCATTTCGACGGTCTGTCAGAGTACTGCGTTATTTCATTCTTTATCTGCTGTGCAGTCTGTTCAAACTCTTCCCTTGTTCTTTTAGTATATCCCACATTCTTCGCTTTTTCCATCGGAACTTTGACAGAATTGCTATAAGCCGTTGCCCTGCCGTTTGCCACCGCAAACTGTTTTTCCTTAAATCCTGCCACCTTAATTCTATCAGCCTGCGTCTGCAATCCATTATCCGCACAGAATTGCTTATACTGTTGATTCTGTATACGCAGTTTATAAGCAAGTTTATCATATTGTGGCTGCAACATATCTTTTACATCAGTCTCTGCTATGCCGCTTAACTCTGCCTGTTTTGCCAGCAATTCGCGCTTGGTCTGCCGAATAGCACGCTCCATTGATCTCTGCTGCTGTTGTTTCTCATACAATTCCTGGCTCTCGTGCACATTAATTTTAGGATTTCCATCTGCATCAACATAAGGATTTCGCAGAGACTTATCCCACGGCTTATGGGAATGCCTGCAATTATATCCATGCAGTCCAAGAGGATCTACAACTCTTCCCTGTCCTGTCTTTGGATCTATGGTGTATCCGGTTGCATCTAACAGATTTGGTGTGTCTTTATCACTCCCGACGATTTTATATACTTTTCCCTGCCAATGATCGTGTGATGGTATTCCATCCGGGAACTTCTTGCTATGCCGCGCTCCCATATGTGCCGATACAAGAACATACTCTATTCCTTTTTGTGCTATGTATTGATTAGTTACCTGAGCAGCCGTCTGATTCATAGAAGTAACGACACAACAACGCACTGCCGCTTCTAAAGAACGCCTGGCACCCGTCGGATAATCAATCACAACGCCACTCTGTGCATATCTGTCAAGCACTTCACATATTGCACTGCTATACGACTGCATACCAGATGCCACACGATAATCTACCTCATTCAGCATATTGAGTAAATCTCTCTGCGTCTGCAACATAGTTGTGCGTGTAAGATTATTCAATTCTCCGAATGTTTTCATCATTTCGGCATTCATTGCCATGATGGCTGCATTATTTTGCAAAGGTGTTTGAACATCTCCAAGCCGTTTTAAAACCTCTGCATCATCAGAGAATGATGTCATAACACTATCACGCAATAAACGCCGCACTTCGTCCCTGCTCTTTCCTGTCATTTGTGAAATTCTTTTTACAATTTCAGTATGATGCAATCCCATCTGCTGGAGTTTCCAAAGTTCCCGATCAGTAGTGCCAGACATTTCCCCCGATTTTATCAAACGCATTGCTATATCACTGATAATCCAATCTTCCAGTTCCTGATACATTTCTATCAGTTTATCTGATTTTCCGTAAAAATAATCCGGCGTTAACATTATCCTCTTCCTACCTCTCTCTTAACCAAATCAACCCATTCTTGACCATGTGTTTCCTTCGCTCTCTCAAACCAATGATCCGTAGCTTTCGGATGCCCGTTCGCATCGTAGTGCAATGGCCTGCCAGTTGGATATTTCTTTTCTCCGCTGCGCGCCCATGATCTTCCATCCTCTGTCAGATACAATTCTCCCATATACTGATAATGCGCATATGGCACATTCGTCTCAATCAATCCAGGTTCAATAATATTCGTCGCTCCTATCATAGATCCCTGTTGAAACGGCATATATGGAATCATGTCATTCAAGACCTGCATGTCCAGTTTATCCTGTGCGCGTCTAAGATTTCCGTCAATTCTGCTTGTATCAAGCCTTATATTTACGTTTCCAACGGTCCTGTCGTACCTCATTTACATCCCCCATACTGCAATCGCCGCACTTACCATTAAAAATCCCCAGTAAATTGTGTCACATATTTTTTTCTTTTTCCTTGCCTTATCCATTTCTTCTATAAATGAAACACAAAATAAGAGCATGATTATTTTTAGCACCATCTTTATTCCTCCCCGTACAGTCCGCCTTTGTCCTCCCCTGCATTTTCTTCGTCACACTCCGCAAACATCTCATCAATCTCTTTATCATTAAATCCCTCATATTCTTTGAGGTATTTTCGTTTACTGTATACACCATTCATCATAAGCTGATATGCTCTGGTTCGATCCTGTTCAAACGATGCCAGCAGATCCTTAAAATAAAATACATCTTCATCCGCTACGCTTTCATCCAGTGCGTTGACGTACCCGCTCGGCATATTAAAAAATACATCGCAGTATTTGTCCAGTGCATATACCAGATCCTTGATCGCAGATTTCAGTGCATTCCTCATATCTGTGATGGTCTCCACGGTCTCGCTGTCGTCACTTTCAATCTCCGTTGCTGTGGTGATCCCTGTCTTGCGATCAAGAACAAACTGCCCCTGTGAGAATCCTGCCTTGGTTGATATCATAGATAAAATGGAATTAATATCTGCAACTCTCTGTTCTGTCAACAGTGTTGGTACATGTTCATTAATCGTATTAGAAGCTTCAACCCCCATCCTCAATCCCTTTACAAATCTTGGAAGTTCAAGTCTTTCCTTATCTCCAGTATTCTTATCGCGTTTCATCAATGCACTTTCATCAATAAATGTAATATGCTGCGAATCATCGACTTCATCATCTTTCCTGCTCCACGCTACATCCAGATTGCACAGTTCCTCGATACAATTCGCAAATACTGCCACGCCCTCCGGTGATGTATAGTCAATGGTGTTGTTATACGGCATCTTGAAATACCCAAACAATGGCTTTTCCACATTGGAGATTGTGACTGATTCCGGTATATTCTTCCACTCCGGTACATCTGCCAGTGCAATGCTGCGCCCCAGACTGTCGCTGCCCTTTGATCTGAAAGCCTTATTCTCAATGGTGTATGTTCTTCCAACTCCTTCTCTATCGTCAGAGATCGAAGATGTAAAGTGCTGATACTCCAATCTGGTATAGTAATCATCTCCCTTGATCTGCCGATCAATAAATATAACCCCAAGGATATCCCCGTTGCTGTTCTTCTCTGTCACTGCAAAGCTGCCCGGCATTACATAGTCGATTGCTCCCGCCGGATTATATGTACCGCTCGGCTTAAAAATAATGCCGCCCGCGCCACAGGCATCCTCTACCTTATCCCGGATGGACTTCCGGATCATTGCACCAATGCACTGATTGATATAATCCGCCCTGTCGCTGCCACTGATCGTCACATTGAGATCCAGACAGGTCTTTTTGCTGGTGTAATAGCAGAGAAACTTTGCAAAATTGATTGTGCGCACAGTCTTGCTCATCCAGTACGGTCTACCCTTAATGATGTTCTGCCACTCGATCTGTGCCATCTCCATCAGATCAGAAGAAATAATATCAACATTAAATTCTTTCTCTGCACTTATTTTGAATAAATTCATGATAAACTCCTTTACTCGTGTGAATATGTTCATATGCCACCGCCTTAAATGCCAAGCTGTTTATATACTTCATCTATCTTGTGCCACTGAATAGCAAGCCAATCAACCATTTCCTCATTTTTTGCCCAACCGCCATTATACCGGTTTGAAGAATCTGATAATCCACTCTCGTTCAAAAATGCATGCACAATTTCATGGCGCAACGTCTTTTTCCTGTATGACTTCTGTTCTTCTTCACTCAGGTCAAAGTATTTTTCTTCTGACATATCCGCAACAACAATCAATTTGCTCTCTTCGCCACAATAACCGGCTAAGCTATTTTCTTCCAGATACTTATCCTCTGATACTTTGTGTGTCTCAATTTTGTATTCTGTTCCGAGAACATTAATCTTCATATTCTCCATCGTCCTCTTCCTCCTCATCTTCGTCTATCTCGTCATCATACAGTCCATTATTGCGGCGACTCTCCATAATCACGCGGTTCAATCCGTAGATCAGTGCCATTGTACAGTCCTCACCAATCTTCGGGTAAGCGTCCGAAAAGCTGCCATCTGCCAACTGCTCATGCTCCAATGTTGTCAACTCATGCGCAAGGTGCGGGCATCGTTCCGGATCAACCACAATCTTTGTGGTCTGCTGCAGCCATTCCCAGCAATAATCCCTTCCCTTGCCGGAACCCCAACGCTTTTTGGCACCGATCGCATTAAATCCCCAATCCTGCAACTCTGCAATGGCATCTGGCCGCGCCGAGTCACATATGATCTCTTCTGTAATGTATTCCTTAATCTTTCGGGCAAATGCGCTGTTCTTGCACCGCTTGGCAAATACCTCCGACACGCAATACAATGTATCTGTGTCCTCGTCATAGTAGGCAACCTCAAATGTTTGCGGGTGCTCAAAACCAAAGTCCAGGCCATAATAGAGAAATGGCAGATTCTCTATCTCTGCGTCCGTGATGGTCCGCTCTTCTACATTGTCGAAGATGCCACCACCAGTACCGGTTACTTCGCCCATATAGTTATTGCGGTAATATAGTGGCTTATGTACCTTGAACCACTCCGCACGCTCAAAGAATCGTTTACCAAGCCACTTCACCGGCACATTGTAATAATAGCTGTGGCAAATCCTGGTCTGCTGTTTATTCCGGCACTCTTCCACGTACTGGTTCATGAAGTTGTTCTTACTCTTCGGTGGGTTGAATATCTTGATATCCAACGCTGGCGTATCAGATCTGAGAAATGTATCTTCGATGTTATCCATCTGCTCCACGCCTGCCATCTCGTCACATTCTTCATGGATCAGCATCTTTACATATCCAAATGGCACATTGAAAGACTTTAAACTGATAGGCTTGTCCGCACCAACGAACATTACCATCTGTCCGGTTGGCTTATATACCGCGCACATTGGAGACTGCTTAAAATCCCAGTTATCCAAATCGTTATAGCGAATGACAGTTTTCATATACTGGTTATACACGGAACCTCGTAAGTCGACCTTGTATCGTCTGGTATATGCAATATGCGCCTGTGGATCTTGCCGGATGGTCTCGTATGCCAGGTCTCCCCAGAAGTTGGACTTGATAGAGCCACGACCGCCCTTAGATACAATCTCATGCACATCTATTTCCCCGGCAAATGCTTCATGCACCGTCCGGTATATCTCCACAAAATCGGAAGTAATGTCTGTGATTGGTATCGTCCACAGAGGTGCTTTCTCCCGCTTTTCTTTTTCCTCCCGTTCAATCCTCTGCTTTTCTGCTATCGTCAGTGCTTTTTCCAATCCGTCCATAGCCTTAAGCTGATCGGAGAAGTCCGGTGCGAACCCCAATCCGTCTGTAACCTCGCCTTTTGCAATCTTACTTCTACGCTCTTGGATGTCAGCAAGACTCATAATGTCGCGGTGCTGCTCTTTCTCGATGCGCTCGGTCTGTTTTGCTATATATTCAGAGATGCAACTGTTTGCAACCAACTTATGTGCGTTTCCTCTTGCATATCTTTCCGAATATCCTGCCGCTATAGCTGCCCTCTCCGCATTACCACCATTCTTCACATATTCATCTGCAAATGCTTTCTGCTTCGGTGTGAGTTCTTTCTTCATCCGCTCACCGCCTTATAGATATCTAATAGACAATAGATTACATCCACCATTGAGCAAGTCTTTAATATCTCATAGTCTCTCGTTTTCCATTCTCCACTAAATTTGTTATAACAGTATACTGGTGTAATAATACGATAAGAGGTAATCATGCGGCTCTGCTCTTCCGAATAGAACTGATTTTGATTTATTTTCACAACCATTCCACATTTTATAATAGCTGTCTGTAGTTTTTTCATCTTTCCTTTAAGGTTTGCCACACAATCATCTCCTTTCATGGCAATAAAAAAAGATACCGCATCCATCAAGGACATGGTATCTTTTTACAGGTGTCCGGATTGACCACCGGAGCCTCACATTGCTGTGTGTTCTCCTTCCTAAACTACTACCTGTTGATATGATAATACCATGCCCTCTGCACTCTTTCAATCATTTTTCTTTCTTTTGAACTTACCTCATACGTTCCCTTTTCGTCATGTACATATCCCCTATGTGTATGTGGATCAATCTTTTTTCCGTTCACATTGTGTAAATGCCCTGTATCAATTTGCTTATACCGCTTCTTGTTTTTATCGTAATATGAGATACTTTTTATTTCATTCTTGGTATTTACAACTGCATACACTCGCCCATCTGTCATGGTTTCCATTGGTGCTGTAGCTGATCCATTGTTATAACTAACAAATTTTATATTTCCAGTCTGATATAGTGTTTTATATTCACTGCCATACTTCTTACCTTTATCGCTTAATCCACTACTGGCTCCTCTGCCACCAAAGAACTGCAAATTCTCTACCACTGCGCCACCTCCGCCTCATGCCACTTCTCACTAAACTGCTTGATATGTACAATATTTCCCTTACACTCATCCGGGACTTTGCCACAAAAAATAATCTGGGTAGGTTCTAACCTTTTTACCATCTCAAAATATCCATCAAGAAAGCATTGCTTCTTTTCTGCGCTGTTCTGTGTCCCGACAGAAGAAACTGCAACAACACTCTGTGTAGGTTCTCCATCAAAGCACCATTCGAACGAATCACGATTGCTCCAACAGATTGTAGGAATGACATTGATACCATACATCTGCCAGTATGCGCCGAGCCAGTGTTTCCGGTAATGGTTATATATCTGCAATGCCTTTGGAAAATCCATGTATAAGCTAAAATCCGGTGTCAGCACATACTTGAACCGTTGCAGTATTGATACATATCTATCAGGATCTGTCCACACTCTGGTAAACTGGTAATCATCCAGGAAGAAATGCACCGCTTTGTTCTCAGGCTCTTTCGCATTTCTTGCATAGTTGAATCCGATAAATTCCGCATTATTAAATTGTGTAAGCTCTATCTCCGGTATGTCATACTGTCCCACTCCGTCAAATAACATCCTCTGTGCATTTTCGTAATTTCTCTGTGTTTTATACATGGCATAGTCCTTTCCTCATATCATAATTATAAGGCAGGTAATCAGAGGATTTGTGCCAAATTTAAGCATAGAAAAAGAGAGGTTTCTATTCCTCCCTTCCGAATATTTATTCTGTTTCATCTGGAATTCTTACTATTTCATATCCCACTGGTCTTATTGTTCTAGGTTCCCCTTCTCTCATAGTTATAAGATTTTGCTTTTGCAGAGTTTTAAGATGCGAATACACTGATGATGTCGATTTCAGACCAACACCATCGCATATTTCTCTCACTGTAGGAGAAATCAAATTTTCTTTCATATAAGCTATAATAAAATGATATATCTCATCTTTCTTTTTTACCATACACTTTCCGTCCTTTCATATATTATAGCTTCATAGTAGAACGTGTGTTCTTTTATGTCAATGGAAATATCTACCACTCCATTCTAAACTGTCCGTTCTTTTCTTCTACCAAATGCACCATTCTCTGCCGTATCAGCCTTTGTGCAGTCCCCCTTCTGCGGTAAAAGCTCCGCCTGCTGATTGGGAGAATGCCGTAGTGCGCTTCCAGCATGTCATAACTGGTACCAATAACGATTGATTCTGTCAGTTTATCAGCTATGATGCTGTCCACACCCATGCAGATCTCGTATATCTCTTTTTCATCCAAGTACATTCCCCCTCTCAAAATTTACGCAAAAAAAATACCAACCATCGAATATTGACGGTTGGTAATATACCTATATATCTACTTAACTCTTCTGGTTTGATAATCTTCAGATAATCTGATTGCTTCATCTGCTTTATATGTATCCATATCATAAAACACAAAATTGCAAGTCCTTTTATCATATGCATACCATATTCGGCACCCTGTCTTTTCTGTAAACAAATTTGATAATGCTGTTGTATTTTGTTTGCAAACCATAGATCCCAATGTCCTGAATTGACTTTCATACACAATTCCACGAATTGCTAGTTCGGAACAGATTTTTGACAGATCTGAATCCATATATTCTTCCAAATGTTCCCCTAATGGTTTTTTACAATCATATTCCATGTTTATCACCTCGTAGTTTTCTTCAATTATACTACGCCAACCGTCAATATTCAATTATCAATGTACTACAAATTTATTTTATTTTTCTCCCTGCTCTGCGCCTCACTTAATCCAAAAAGTCTCTCATATCATCTACATCTCCCGCTAAAAACCCATCAAATATATCCTCAACTTTCGCAACAAGTCCTCCATCATGTCCATTCTCTCTCATCTGCTCCGAGAAATCTTTCTGTGAGCACTGAAGTAAACCATTTTCCAACCTTGTCCATTCTTTTCTGTAAGTTATTCCATTCAATTCCAATGTTTCATTAATTCCGTTTTCTGTCAGTTCTACCGTATACTTCATGCAATTATTCCTCTCTTTCTGCATTATATTTCTTCCACGCAACAATTTTGCTTCTATAAAAATACTCTGGACATCCACTAAAACACTTACCTCTTCTAACAGAATGTCCCTTGCATGTAAGAGTGCCGACAAATTCACGCTGCGGCAAGAGCAAGTTGTCGCTTGCTGACAATAAGAAAACCTTTGTATCTAATGGGCAACTGTCCATGTCATAATTCCAATCCATCTGTGATCCTCTCTTTCCGCATCATCTCCCACCCGCCGCATATACTACTGCGGAAAGTGGTATGATGATCGTTTGGTTTTGTTATCTGGTTCTAAAATAAACTCATCTGGTTCTCGTCGTACTGATAAATGCGTCCAGTCATGATCCTCCCTAACTGACGCAATCTCTCCACCCGTGGTTTCTGCTTAAGATTTGCCATATAATTATTATCCACTTCCGGCGGTATGGATAAATAATATTCATCTGGCAATGGCAACTGATTTTCTGTGCAGGCCTCATGGATCTTTGACTGATAATAAATGATATGATTCCGTGTCAGATTCATGTTGCAGCCATCCGACCAGAACGGATCATTACACCCGTTCTGGTTGATAACTTTCCAGTGTTCTATTTCTCTGCGGATGCACTGGCAGTACTCTTTCACTTTATCTTCTGCTGTCTGTATCATGACAGCACCTCCAAATCTTCCAATGGAACATAATGTTTTAAATTGTTCGCATAATAAACAACAGCACATTTTACCGTTTCTTTTGCTCTTTTCGATACATAAAACGCTTCTGGAATGACTCCGATACCTACATCACATTCATCTTCATAAATCGCATCAAGATAGCCTTTGATGACAATATCCTTATATCCAACAATTACACCTGTGAAATTCTTATCAACGTGTTTGAAATAAGTTTTCTCGATATATTCAACATTTTTTTCGACAGTGCCATCATTGTTTCCATCTGCCAGATTATTGTCCATTGCATCAGCAGTTAATGTTTTCCTGTCGAGATACAGCCATCTTCCGTCTTTAAATGGCTTATAAAAGCCTTTGCATTTTACTTTTTCAAATAAATTCATGGCAACACCTCCGAAAAATTTAAGGTTTACGCAAACCGGAGCTGTCCGGTCTGCTCTGCTTCTATCTGCATATTTGGCATCCGCTTTGCAACACACAATTCTGGCAAATTTGCTCTGACCAGTGCTGCCGGTATCGGTGGACACACAGCATTGCCGCAGCGGCGCACCTGTTCGCTCCGTGGGTAGATCTTTCCGGTGTAATCATGGTCGATTATGTAATCATCAGGGAATCCTTGACATCCATATAACTCCCTTGGCTCCAGCATCCGCAGTCCGATATCCACGATCTGATAATCGACACCCTCTATCGTAACCAATCCGAATCTATCCCTGGCTGTCACAGTATCAAGCGGCTGTTCTATATCCTGCCCTGTTCCCTGTCCATAGTATTTAATCAGAAACGCTCTGACCTCTCCAAAGTGTCCGTCACCAGCCGTGATCGTTGGTAATGGCTGTCTGATATCTTTTCCGTCACAATGATTGTTCATCTGAATCAGATTCGCAGTAACAACGCTGTTATGATCCCATGCGGTCACTGTCGGAAGCGGATTTTCTACTGTTTCCCCAGCACCTTTATATCCTCCGTCATAGTACTTATGCAGAAACGATGCGACCAGCCCATATCTATTTGAGCTGTCAACTGTCATGATCGGATCTTTTATAGCCTGCCCTCTTACTCCATCTTTTGAAGTTTCTGAATGGTACTGAATCAACGTAGGACTAATAAGACATTGCTGATTGCCAGTTGTAATTGTGTGTATCGGATCTTTGCAATTTCCGCCCGGATGATTTGTCGTATTCGTTCCCATGTATGGTGCAAGCGTTGGTTCAATCAGACAATGCTCATTTTTGCTCACAATCGTTGTAAGCGGCTCTCTAACATCCTTACTTCGGTCTTTTGCAAATCCTGTCTGCCCGATCTGTACCATATATGGCTCCACAATCCCATATCCGTGCTTTCCGGTTATGGTAGGCATTGGCTCTCGAATATCGTTCGGTCTCCGCTCACCACCGTGATTACACTGAATGATAAAAGGCTCTGGATTATCCAAAACGAATTTTTTCAATCCCTTGGCAATCCTATCCAGCGTCTTTGATGCAAGTGGACGTACCGCCCGGATGCCGTATTTTTCTTTGATTTCTTCGGAAGTGTCAAAAATGCTTGGACAAGGGCGGCTGAAATCGATCTGTGTATACGCTCCAACATAAGGTTCCAGTAATCCGGCTTTTACTTTCTCACTGTCCGCGGGTGCATGTGTCGGCTCCGGCCAGACAATCGGCTTGCCATCACACCTTGCAATCAGGAAGAATCTCTTTCGCATGGTCGGTGCGCCATAATCGGCAGCAATCAGTTCTTTAAATTCTACAGTGTACCCCAGATCATTAAGCTGCTGTACAAATTTTTCAAATGTTTTTCCCTGCTTTGCCTTGATCGGATGGTGCCCTCTGTTCAATGGTCCCCATGTTTTGAACTCTTCCACATTTTCAAGCATGATGACTCTCGGTCGGACAAGTCCCGCCCACCTGCAAGCTACCCATGCAAGACCTCTGATATTTTTATCCTTTGGCTTTCCACCTTTTGCTTTACTGAAATGCTTACAGTCTGGTGAGAACCAGGCAAGTCCAACCGGATGCCCATTGCATGCCTTTACTGGATCAACTGCCCAGACGTTTTCACAGTAATGCTTCGTGTTCGGATGATTAGCCTTATGCATCTTAATTGCTTCTGGATCATGATTGATTGCAATATCAACACTGTATCCGGTTGCCATTTCTATACCAGTGGAAGCGCCGCCCCCACCGGCAAAATTGTCAACTATCAATTCTCCATGTATCATTTTCTTCAAAAGGAACCCGGCGCGCCTTTTATCCGGATAGGTCCCGGCTCCTTTCTTATATTCCGTGCACACATCTACAATAGTGCACTTTAAATTTAATTATGTTGTGTTTTATGCAACAAATTCATCGTTTTATTGCTTTTAAATCATCCAATCTAACGGAAAACCTCTCACTCCTTTCAATTTATTTTAAAATTTCATCTAAGCAGGCATTCCAACCCACCCGACGTATTGATGTGCCGAGATCTTCATAACCAGATTTCAACTCTGGTATCTTCTCTGGCAACTCCCGGAGCGGGCAAGATTCGGGTCTACATTCTATATAATCTGTTACGTCCTCTCCCATTCCCGGTACTCCACAATACAATGTTTTTTCTCCGTATCTTGGCGGTTGCTCATCATCTACAAAATCACACATATCACATGATTCCGGCATATCCATAACTAATGCTGCTTTTGACATATCAGTGCACCTCTTCTCTACGGTTCTAATCCGTCTTATTACTTCGATAAAACTTGTCAGTCGCATCAAACATTGCATTTCTAGCATCTTCAAAACCTTTTACATATGCTCTCATTTCTGTGAGGTTCATAGCTTCATCCGGTTGTATCATTGTTTCGTCAAAACTATTTAAAATTGCTTCTTTATCTTCTCTTGTCACTTTACTCCACCGCCTTTCACAATCTCGATTGCTTTGTCGATTTTAATGCTTTGCCGGTCACCCATAATACTCTCAACCTCTCTGTAGATCGGATTCTTTTCATTCTCCAACTGCTCTACAACCTTGTCTAGGTCGTAGGCGGTCGGCTGTTCATTTATAATTCTGATATCACGGAAAAGTAAAACTTCCTCTCTGCTTGTTTTTGCGTGATATTCATGACTTTTTTCTAGTCGTTTTACCAATGCATCCGCATCAATCAGTCTCATTGTTTGCCCTCCTGTTCCAATCTGTAGTTGCTTTTGTTCGCTCGTCTTTTCCTGTTCTGATTCCACCGTCCTGATCCATATACATCTCACATTCATAGCTTTTTGGAAGTTCTGTTCCGCATTTCATACATTTGATTTTGAACATTACTCCAACATCCGAATGTGATGACTTATTTACAATGGTAAAGAACATTGCTTTTCCGCCGCAGAACGGGCATGGTTTAAGTTCTTTGTTCATTCTTCATTCCCCCAATCAATCATTTGACCGCAACTCGGGCAATATGTGGGACTAGCACTTTTAAAACATCTTGGGCATGATGGGCAAATCATTGCATTTCCAATAATTCTCGGTCGCTTCGCCGTCTGCTTCTCCACAGCCGCCCGGCATTCTTCCGGTGTGCCGATTGCACGGTACAGCTGTATTTCTTCCAGTGCCTTGATTGCTTTCTCAAAAGCTCTAAGTGTACTGCTTTTACTTTCCCATTCCATTTCCTGCCTGATTATTTTTATTGCCTTGTTCTCATCCATTGTTACACCTCCAACAGTTCCGGGTTATCAATCATGTTGCCGATCACTTCAAAATTCTCTGAATCAAAATCATCCAATTCCTCGTAGTCATCACAGCCCGGCTCATTCGTACACCATCCGTTTTCATGCCACACGACACGCTTTCTCGTCTCATCTTCTGGAAACTCAACGTCGATATGCCCTGAAAGAATATCATTCTCAAAAATCAGCTTACCGTTCTTATCAGGTATTGCGGTGCACTGGCAGATGGTAGATGCATCTACAACACAACGACAGAAGAAACCCAAACTATCCTTTGCGTAGAAATAATAACTTTCGTTGCCCTTTTCCGTGCAAAATGGGTATGACAGATATCCTTCCACCCACTCTCCGTTATCAATCCGCTTTCCACGGGATAAAAATCTATTCTCCATGACTTTCTCCTTTCTCCGGATATACAAGCTTCAAATCATATCCGCTTGTAATAAATTTCAACGTCAATTCGTGATTGACTGCGTTTCCGAGTTTCTCGTAAATCCAGTACATATCCTCTTGCGTGAATTGTGTTCCGAGATATTCATTGTATCCAGAAAGAAGTGATTCCCTCCATTCTTTATTTCTCTTCTCTTGGCGGTAAGGTTCTCCCTTTGCAAGTGGTCTGGAACACCACTCTAAAAGTTTACAGATAATATCTTTCTGTGTATTACAGTCTTTTGCTGTAAAATATACATTCCCTTTGTCTGATAAAATAAGTTCTCCAAATTGAGTAATATAACTCTTCGGAAAGCATTTCATCACATTGAAAATTTCATTAAACATCCTTTTTCTCCATTTCTTTCAGCTTGGCTTCGGCTTCATCTCTGGTAAAGAAAATTACTTCTCCAAAACGATGTGCAAATGTAAAGTCATAGTTTTCAAACCATATTTGCGTAGTAAAATCCGTTCTTTCCATTTTTTCAATCTCGATTTTCAACACCCTATGTTTTGAAATTTTTTTACTTGCCTTATTAACTTTATAAACAATATCTCCAACCTTACACGGCAACCGCAGAAGTAATCCCTGCTCCTCGGCTTGCTCTCTATTTGCAAGTCTTTCCGCAATCTCTTCCAGGGCTTTGTATCTTCCATCTTTCGCAAGCTGGGTAATGGTAATTCCCTCATCATCCGGTAAATCTGCTGGATGAAATAAAACTTCTCCATTCTCTGCCACATATGTTAATCTCTCCATGCTATCCCTCACTTTCTGCCTTAAGCCATTGTTCCACCTCTGTAACAGAACACATTGCTACGCCGCCCTCAATGGTCTTTACGCTACCCTGCTCATATGTTTCGATTGAGCAAAGGAAATCTAAAAGTTCTTCATCCGTCATGCTCCGGATCCGGTCTGCATTGGTCTGTGGCTTTTCAATATGTGGCTTTTCTGCATCTGTGCTGTACGACTCCGGCAGTGGCATCCAAGCATTTACAAATAATCCATATTTTGCATAGCTTTTGTCATCATCCCCCGGATAAAACGCACCGTTACCATCTTCATCAGTTTCATATCTTCCGACATCTGGAATAGTAAAGTTTTCAAACGATACCAGGATATATTTATCAGTATTAGGAATCTGCTCATCTACTGGAATCCATCCGCTTTCCTGCTCCAAAATCCTGTTGATTTCTTCCTCCGAAACCACTTTTGTTAGTGGAGAATACCCGCAGGCTTCTGTTGCTGCCTCAGATATCCTGTTTTTAATCCTGCTTATTTTCATTCTGATCCTCACTTTCCGGCAACATAGCATATTTATAGCTACTCATTTTACCGTCGTATGTGCTCCATGACGTTTTTCCGTAATCCCATGTATAAACCGTTTCATCTTCATATTTTGCAAAATGTTCTTTGCTCCACGCAAAAAGTTCAGAATCTCTGACCAAAATCGGTGTATCGACTGGAACTTCGCTCCAATCAACATACTGGCTGTTCGCCCATTCTTTTGCTTTTTCTCTGCAACGACCAGCATTTCTAATGTCATTATCGCAAAAATCGCATTTATCGCAGACTCCCCTGCATTTTTCCAGTTTCCCATTAATTAACGCAATATTGCATCCATCACACGCAATATTTAAAATCTCTTCCTCGTATTTTTCTCTATTCAGCATCTTTCTTCTCCTTCCCGTACCGCAACTGATACGGTACTTCTCTGAATCTTTTCAACGCATCCTGGTCCGGGTGCTTTGTCGGCATTGACAAGTTATTATTCATTTTTCCGATAATTGCGCGGCGTTTCTTACCTTCTTTCCACATTTATATCTCCCCGCTC